GCGGGAGGTTAGGGAAGTTGAGAAGCTTCTCTTATGACCCGCTCATAGATCGCTTTCTCTTCAGAGGCCATATTGGGAAATATGGTCTCGGTAGGGAGTCCGGTCTCAGTGTTGATAGAGTCATCCCTGACCCATCACGCTGGGACCCTGCTAGAGGTGTAAGCTCACGTGTTGCTAGACTTATGTTCGTGCCTAAGAATCTCAAGGTCGCTAGGTCCATTTGTATGGAGCCCAGTACCCTGATGTTCTTCCAGCAGGGCATCATGTCTAGGATGTGTGAGCTAATAGACTCTTCAAGCTTAGGATTCTTCATCCGCTTGAAAGATCAGAGTTATAATCGGGACCTCAGTCTCATCGGTTCTTATACCGGTGAGATTGACACCATCGATTTATCCTCTGCAAGCGATTGTCTTTCATATGATCTCGTCAAGAAGGTGTTTCCACCTTCTTGGCAGATCCCTATGAGAGTCACTCGATCCCACAGCGCGATACTTCCTGACGGCTCTCTAAGAGCTCTCAAAAAGTTCGCCCCGATGGGATCAGCGCTGTGCTTCCCGACGCAATGTATTATCTTTGCATCGGTTTGCATCTACGCTGCTTGTCTATACACCTACGAAGCTGATTCTGTAGATATCAGTTTCAGTGACTGGCTTACTCCTACTCGCATTAGATCTGTCGTGCGGAATTTCCGTACGTCTAGATCTCTTGCAGGTAGAGGTTTCCAGCCGCTAGGTATCTACGGAGATGATATCTGTGTTGACAGACGTCTCACAGATATCGTCAAGGCCATCTTGGACCGTTTAGGTTTCCTCGTGAATGGTGATAAATCATTCACGGGGTCCCAAGCCTTCCGTGAATCATGCGGAGGGTTTTACCTGAACGGCCACGACATTACCCCTTTGTACTTCCGTATAAAGGGTGTGAAGAGATTCACTACCCCTTCACATGTCGCATCACAAGTCCATCTTATTAACTCTTCTTGGGATCGCGAGTATAGAAACCTATACCGTTTTCTTAGGAATAGTATAATGACGTGGGGATCCAAGCGACGCTTTAGAAACAGGGCGTCTCTTGTTAACCCGATCCCCTACGTATCTGACTCATCTACTTTCGGGATTAGGAGCAGTACACCTATCAACAGTCATGTTGAGAAGCGTGTTAACTCCGACTACCAAAGAGATGAAATCAGAGTATGGACTATCTCATATGAGCATATCGTCAGAGACGACTCTCTCCTAGAAGTCGTCGATGCGTATGAGTATATGAGGTGGTGGCCTGGTCATATCTTGGGAAATTCTCTAGAGGTTAATTCCTCTATGCCAAGGTATGACACCGGGAGCCCCGGACTACGCTGGAGATGGATACCAGCG